GGCCTAGAACTACTAGGGTTCAACTACGAAGAGCGTACAGAGCCTTTCAGAGGCGCTACAGGCGTTACACACCCCTTACTTGCCGAAGCTGCTGTGCAATTTCAGGCACAAGCTTTCAATGAGCTATTACCTGCGGATGGTCCGGTTAGGACCACGGTGCTTGGGTCAACCACGCATGCTAAGTCGGAGCAGGCCACACGCGTAAAGAATTTTATGAATTACTACATCACTAACGTGATGGAGGAATACACCCCAGAATTTGATCAGATGCTGTTCAATTTGCCTCTGGCGGGCAGCACTTTTAAGAAAGTGTACTTTGACGATGCGCTAGGTCGTCCTGTCAGTAAATTTGTACCAGCAGAGCACTTAGTCGTGCCCTACGAGACGTCTGACCTACAAACATGCCCGTGTATTGCGCACGTGGTCCGCATATCGATGAACGACCTGCGCAAACAGCAAGTAAGCGGATTCTATCGTGACGTTCCTGTGCTGCCTTCCCAGCCGAACACGGACAGTATTTCCCAAGAAACTGACTATATTGACGGCATGAGTGCGTCAAATATCGATTACGACTGCACTTTGCTTGAGTTTCATGCGGATTTGGACTTACCCGGTTACGAAAACAAAGACGAAGAAGGTGAAGAAACGGGCATAAAAGTGCCCTACATCGTCACAATCAGCGAAGAAAACAGCAAAGTATTATCGATTCGGCGTAACTATGAGGAAGAAGATCCTCTCACGAACAAGATTCAGTACTTTGTGCATTACAAGTTTTTGCCGGGATTTGGCTTTTACGGCCTTGGTTTGATTCATACTATAGGTGGTTTATCGCGCACCGCGACTGCTGCACTACGTCAATTGATTGATGCAGGAACGCTTTCTAACTTACCTGCTGGCTTCAAGGCACGCGGCCTGCGGATCAGGGACGACGATTCACCCCTACAGCCGGGTGAATTTAGAGACGTCGACGCGCCCGGAGGGCAGATTAGAGACAGTTTGATGCCTTTGCCGTTTAAAGGTCCAGACGGCACGCTTTTCCAGCTACTGGGCTTTGTGGTGGACGCAGGGCAACGGTTCGCGACGATTACTGACATGAAAGTGGGCGATGCCAACCCCAACGCGGCTGTCGGCACCACCATTGCTATGATTGAGCAAGGCACGCGCGTAATGAGCGCCGTGCATAAGCGATTGCATTACGCCATGAAGACTGAATTCAAGATCTTGGCGCGCGTGATGAAAGAGAGTTTGCCGCCTGTGTACCCCTATGAGGTGCCGGGGGCTGAATCGACGGTTAAAGCAGAGGATTTTGATGAAAGGGTAGACGTGTTGCCCGTTTCGGACCCGAATATCTTTTCTCAAAGCCAGCGCATTGCTTTGGCTCAGACAGAGCTACAGATGGCCATGCAGGCTCCGGACATCCACAACATCCCAGAAGTATACCGCCGAGTGTATGACGCCTTGGGCGTAAAAAACTCGGACATGATCTTGCGGGCGGATACGCCAAATGAGATTGGGCCGAAAGACCCTGCACAAGAAAACATCGATACGCTTGAAAACACGGCTTTACAGGCTTTTAAGGGTCAAGACCATGCCGCACATATGCAATCACATTTGTTGTTTGTGACGGGCGGTATGGCCTCTCAGATGCCTAATGTACAGCTATCGATACAAAAACACCTGCTGAACCACATCCAGTTACAAGCGGAGGAGCAAGCAGAACAAGCGTTTATGCAGCAGAATCCAAATGTGACGTTGACAGATCCAGCAACGAATCAGCCGTACCAGATGATGGTTGCTCAGTTTGTGGCGCAAGGTACGCAGCAACTTGTGGATTTAGGAAAGCAGATCCAGAATGCGGGTCAGCCGCAAGGGCCAGATCCTTTGATACAACTCAAGCAGCAAGAGTTGCAATTGAAGTCTCAGCAAGAGCAGAACGACATGGCGATGGAGCAGCAAGAGCTACAGTTTGAAAGAGAAAAACTTGCCCAGCGTGAAGCACAGTTCCAACAACGCTTGCAAAGCCAAGAAACGCAGACGGCTGCTCGAATCGACGCAGGTATGCAGCGTGAACTATTGAAACAACAACGAGGTGATGTATGAGCAGAGTAAAAATTATGGGTGGGCCGATCAAAGAGCCGCCCAAGCCTGTAGGCAAAGCCGAAATCCAAGGACAAGGCAGCATTCCTTACGCACAAACCATCGAAGAGCCAACTCCGGATACGATGTTTGCTAAGGTCACCACCGGCAAGAAACGAGGCATGGGTGCAGCAGAGCGGGGATCACGCTTCACAAGTGCATAGGGTGTTTGATTTCTTGCGATAAAGAAGCGACAATATCCGATATCGTCAGACATTGAGGATACTTGATTGGACGGTATCGATATTGTGCAGTTTGTTCGTAGGACGCTGCTAGATCGCAAGGCCCAAATTACGGCACTTTTGTCGGAAGGCGGGATAAAAGACATGGAACATTACAGAGAGTGTATGGGCGAGATTCGCGCTTGCGATTACATGCTTGTAGAACTTTCTGAAATGCTAGACAGACAGGAATCATTTGATGACTGATGCGACAAAGCCTTTGGATATTTCCAAAGCATACGTTCCTGAAGAGGAGCGCGTACTTGATCCCACCCTTATAGACGCCGCAATCATAGACAGATTACCCCAGCCTACTGGCTGGCGCGTATTACTGCTGCCTTTCAAAGGCAGAACGCGTAGTAAAGGCGGTATTATTCTTAACACCAAGACATTAGAAGAAGATGTAATCCAAACAAACGTAGGGTTGGTGCTTCGTCTGGGTCCTGATGCATACGACGGCAAAAGATTTCCAAACGGGGCGTGGTGCCAAGAGAAGCAGTGGGTGATTTTTGCTCGCTACGCTGGCTCACGGTTTCGTTTGAATGATGAAGACGCTGCTAGGTTCGGCAGTGAGGTTAGGATTCTCAATGATGATGAGATTCTAGCCACAATTCTTGACCCTGATGATTTACACCATAACTGAGGGACATGCAGATGAGTGAAGGAAAAGCTGCCCATGAGGCCGATGACGGCCAAGTGGATTTAGATTTTGATGAAGAAGCGCAAGAAGTAGAGATTGAAGCGCCTGCGCAGGCGGGGGCAACGGAAGAACAGGTTGCGCAGGTTGGAGACGATGACGAACATGAAAAGTACAGTCAAAGTGTTCAAAAACGCATAAACCAACTTACCAAGCGTGCAAAAGAAGCGGAGCGCGAAAGAGAAGAAGCACTCCGTTACGCACAAACGGTGCAAAGTGAAAACACGAACGTAAAGCAACGACTCCAAAATCTAGACCAGAATTATCTGGCAGAATACGGTCATCGTGTTGTTTCTGAGCAAACAAGGGCAAAAGAAGAGCTTAAAAGCGCAATTGAAACAGGTGATGTAGATCGCCAAATGTCGGCGCAAGAGCGAATTGCTCAACTAACCATTGCTGCGGACAAGCATGCGCAAGCTAAAGCGCAACGAGAAGCACAAGCTGCCCAGCAGCAGGCATACGTGCAGCAGCAAGAAGAGCAGCAACAATACGTTCCGGCTCCCACTCAAGCTGCCCCAGACCCCAAGGCAGAGGATTGGGCTTCAAAAAACGAATGGTTTGGTACAGACGACGCGATGACGTTTGCGGCGTTTGGATTACACAAGAAATTAGTGCAGGAAGAAGGGTTTGACCCCTCTAGTAATGATTACTATGATGCGCTAGATTCACGAATGAAAGATGCTTTCCCGCATAGATTCCCAGATGAATCGGTGGAAGTGTCGCGAAATAATCGTTCTGGTCAGTCTGTAGCGGGTGTATCCCGTGGAAAGTCTTCATCAGGACGCGGCAAAAAGGTTCGTCTCTCCCCGAGCCAAGTAACGATTGCCAAAAGATTGGGAGTGCCACTCGAAGAGTACGCGAAATACGTGAAGGAAGGACAATGACGGATAATCAACAAGATGAAATTGATGCTATCAAGAGAACTTCCCGCGCTAAATCATCACGGGCTACACAGGTAAAAAGAAAACCGTGGAGTCCACCGTCTAAACTAGACGCGCCCCCTGCGCCAGAAGGGTTCAAACA